CGTTTTGATTTGTTTGACTTTCAACGTGGATTATTAGATGCTTATCATAATCATCGTTATAGTATTGCTCTTATTAGTCGCCAGATGGGTAAGTCAACTGCGGCGGCCGCATACCTATTATGGTATGCTATGTATGTGCCAGATCAGACTATTCTTATTGCTGCACACAAGTATAGTGGTGCGCAAGAAATTATGCAACGTGTGAGATTTGCATATGAACTTTTACCTGATCATGTACGTGCAGGTGTAACAGCATACAACAAAGGATCACTAGAGTTTGATAACGGATCACGTATTATTGCACAAGCAACCACTGAAAACACTGGACGTGGTTTGAGTATTTCACTGGCATACTTGGACGAGTTTGCATTTGTGAGACCTACTATTGCTCGTGAGTTTTGGACAGCACTCAGTCCAACATTGAGTACAGGTGGTAAGTGTATTATCACAAGTACACCAAATCAAGACGATGATCAGTTTGCACAAATTTGGCGTGGTGCATGTAACACACTAGACGAATTTGGCAATGAAAAAGAAACCGGTAAAAACGGATTCAAAGCATACAGTGCAGATTGGAAACAACATCCAGACAGAGATCAAGAATGGGCTGATCAAGAACAAAGCAAAATAGGCGAAGAACGTTTTCGTCGCGAACATCTTAACGAGTTTATTGCTTATGACGAAACCCTTATCAGCAGTTTAAAACTGGCTGTTATGGAAAGCAAAGAAGTTTACAAGCGTACAGGACAAGTGCGTTGGTACAAAAATATTACCAAAGGTAAAACATACATCGCAGGTCTTGATCCTAGTCTAGGAACGGGCGGCGACAATGCTGCAATACAAATATACGAATTGCCTGGCATGCGTCAAGTAGCAGAATGGATGCACAATAAAACTCCTATCACCGAGCAAATCAAAATACTAAGAAGCATGTTAATGGCTATCCAAGAAGAAGCACCAGAAAGTGAAATTTATTGGAGTGTGGAAAACAATACACTAGGTGAAGCTGCATTGGTTGTTATCAATGAAGTAGGAGAAGATAACATTCCAGGTACATTAATTAGTCAACCACGCAGTGCCAACAGAGGTTTTAGAAAAGGATTTACTACCACCAACAAAAGCAAACTTGCAGCCTGTAGCAAACTCAAAACATGGATTGAAACAGATAGAATGGAGATTGCTAGTAGTGCATTGCTCAGAGAAATCAAAACATTTATTGCTAGAGGCAGTAGCTTTGCTGCCAAAGACGGTGAAACAGATGACCTGGTAATGGCATGTGTACTAGTAGTAAGAATAGCTCAACAAGTTGCACAATATGACGAAGGTGCATACGATGAACTCAAAGACACGTTCGACGATGATGAAAGTGTGGAGCCCATGCCTTTTGTGTTTCTAACATAAATACATTAAAGGAATTGATTCAATGATTAGTAGTAACAATATTGCCAATGAAATTTTTAAAATTTTAAAAGGCAGCGGTGCTAGCGTACAGTTGTTTACGGACGAAGGTGATAACACTGTTGATCCTGAACAGGCAAGACGTTTCTACATTAAAGGTACCGGAAGTATGGTAAATTTAGACGAAACAGACAGTAAACGTGAAATTCGTGTTAGTGTTAATCGTAATACAGATTTAGATGCTTTTAAAGATACACTGTTTCAACTTAAAAATCTAGCCAATCGCAGTATCATTGAATATACACTTAAAAGTTTTACAAAAGAGATTGAACCAAAAGATCAAGATTACCAAGCGCAAAAGGTGAGAGACATGAAAATCGACGAAGGTATTAGTGCAGCATGGGGAACTAGTAAAAGCAGTTACCAAAAATTAGAAAGTGCTAAACTAATTATTAAACACACAAAACCAGTGAATGAAGAATCACGTGGGAGCCGCAGCAGAAACATCAGTGCTATCTATGTTGAAAATGCTGAAGGCGAAAGATTCAAAATGCCAACCAACAACTTAGCAGGCGGCAGAGCTATGCTCCGTCATGTTAAAGAAGGTGGCAACCCGCATGATGAATTTGGACAGTATATACAAGAACAAACTGTAGAACTTAAAAAGCTCAAAGAGTTTGCAAACTACAGTAAGCGCAATGGTCTGGTAAATGAAGATACAGCAGAAATCGTAGAAGCAGTCTCTCAACGTATTGCTAGTATCAGAGAAAGCATTAACAAACTAAAAGGTTGTAAATGCTATCATGAAACTAAAGAACAATTTGAAGCAAAAGAAGTTAAGATCAATGAAACAGATCGTAACAAACTTCGTAATCAGTTTACAGTACGCACATTTGATGAAAACATCGACGGTGCGTTACCTTATGTGAATGCACTCGTTAAGGAGATGAAAGCAATCAAAGAACGTGATGAATTTGCAAAAGAAACACTGGATAACTTAGTTAACACTATTATTGGAATGGATCGTGTTAGACTACGTAAAGGTGTTGATGTAAAAAGCGATCCTGAAAACCCAATGGGCAACACACTCATGAGAGACAAGTCCATTCAAACACAATTGGGTGCAGCGGCAAGTTATCTAGCTGGTGCAATTGATGGTGGCAAAGATCAGGATCAACTTGCTGTCTTGTTGTCAAGATTTGACGATGAGGTTGACAATATCAAAGATGGTGCTATGTTAAAGAAAGCCGTATTGGCTATCAAAACATTGCTGTCTAAGATGAAAGCAGAACCAGCAAGTGAAACTGTGGCTAGTGAAGACTATGAACAAACATTTGAAAGCGCATTTAACAAATACGATTTCAATAAACTTTTCAGTTGACAACTTCACAAACTACACATATACTAGTGACTATATAAGTAGTCATGAGGCATACTTAGGCAACAAACATAGGCATAATTAAGGAGAATAACTATGGCAACATTGGCAGAAATTCGTGCAAAATTGCAAGAGCAAGAAAACCGCGGCGGCGGTAGCTCAAGTTCAGGAGGAGGCGACAACGCTATCTTCCCATTTTGGAATATCCCAGAAAATTCAACAAGTGTACTACGCTTCTTACCAGATGGTGATGCAAGCAACACTTACTTTTGGCGTGAGCGCCAGATGATTCGTTTGGAATTTGCAGGTGTAAAAGGCGATCCTAACAGTCGTCGTGTTACTGTAAACGTTCCATGTAACGAAATGTGGGGTCCAGTGGGTAGCTGTCCTGTACTTGCAGAAGTACGCAACTGGTTCAAAGATCCTAGTATGGAGGATATGGGCCGTAAATATTGGAAAAAACGCAGTTATGTGTTCCAAGGTTTTGTAGCTGAAAGCAGCTTACAAGAAGATACTACTCCTGACAATCCAATCCGCAGGTTTATTATCAATCCAAGCATTTTTAACATCATCAAAGGTGCGCTAATGGATAGTGACTTTGTTGAACTTCCAACTGACATCGAACAAGGCACTGATTTCCGTCTTACTAAGACAACCAAAGGTCAGTATGCTGATTATTCGACTTCAAGTTGGGCTCGCAGAGAGCGTAGTTTGGATGCAAACGAACGTGCAGCAATTGATCAGTATGGGTTGTATAACCTAAATGATTATCTTCCTAAACAGCCAAGTGAAGCTGAACTGGCTGTGATTGCACAGATGTTTGAAGCAAGTGTTGATGGACAGATGTATGATCCAGAACAATGGGGTAACTTCTATCGTCCAGGTGGTGTACAAATTGACACTGCTAACAGTACGCCAAACAATTCAGCGGCTAAACCTGCGGCACAAAGTGTTCCGCAACCTACTCCCGCACCTGTAGCAGAAGCGGCACCAGTAGCAGAAGCAGCACCTGCACCAGTTACTCCGCCTGCACAGCAAGAGCAAGTAGCTGAAACAGTGGCAGCGACTGCACCAGCAGCAGAAGGCGAAAAGCCAAGTGCGCAGGATATACTAGCAGCAATTCGCAATCGTAACAACGGCTAATCAAACACAACGTAGGCGGCAATAGTCGCCTACAGTATTTTCTTGGAGATAATTATGGCAAAACCTTTTGACGTAAGTAAATTCCGCAAAAGTATTACAAAGAGCGTGCCTGGGCTTAGTAGCGGATTTAGAGATCCTGACACATGGATTTCAACAGGTAACTATACACTTAACAAACTTCTCAGTGGCGACTTTAACAAAGGTGTACCCCTAGGCAAAGTTACAGTGTTTGCAGGTGAAAGTGGTGCAGGTAAAAGTTTTATCTGTAGTGGTAACCTGATCAGAGAAGCACAAAAGCAAGGTATTTTTTGTGTGCTTATTGACAGTGAAAACGCACTAGACGAACAGTGGCTCAAAGCACTTGATGTTGACACTAGTGAAGACAAACTTCTCAAACTAAACGTAGCAATGATTGATGAAGTTGCAAAAATTATCAGTGAATTTATGAAAGACTACAAAGCACAATTCGCTGACAAAGAAGAAGAAGATCGCCCAAAGGTACTGTTTGTAATTGACAGTTTGGGCATGATGCTAACTCCTACAGATATTGACCAGTTCCAAAAAGGTGATATGAAAGGTGACTTAGGACGTAAACCTAAAGCACTTACAGCACTTGTTCGTAACTGTGTGAACATGTTTGGTGATTACAATGTTGGACTAGTAGCAACTAACCACACATACGCATCGCAGGATATGTTTGATCCAGATGACAAGATCAGCGGTGGACAAGGCTTTATCTATGCATCCAGCATTGTTGTTGCAATGCGCAAACTCAAGCTCAAAGAAGACGAGGAAGGTAACAAAATTAGCGAAGTACGTGGTATTCGTGCAGCCTGTAAGGTTATGAAAACACGTTTTGCTAAACCTTTTGAAAGTGTACAAATCAAAATTCCATATGAAACTGGTATGAATCCATATAGTGGTTTTGTTGATTTGTGTGAAAGCACAAACATCTTAAAGAAAACTGGTAACCGTTTGGAATATACAAGTCCAGTTACTGGTGAAATTGTAACACAATTCCGCAAAGCATGGGAAAGGAATGACGATGGGTGCTTGGATCTTATTATGTCAGAATGGGGACAAAAAGACCTTCCGGAGGTAAATATCGAGAACGAACAAATCGAACAAGATATCTTACTTGAGGAAGAAGTAGCCAATGAAAATGAGTGATAGCGAAGTAGCCACGTATGTTGATATGTGGCTATCAATGAAGTCTTATATTCCAGCAAAAGACCGTGACATAGCCTGTGAAAAGTTTCTAGCAGTTGTAAATGAAGGAATTTGCGATCTGTCAGAAGTAGGCGACGAATGGTTTGGATTTGATTCAACACTTGACAGAGTACTAAAGGACAGTTATTATGAAGATGCATATGACGATATTGACGAAGACTCTGATGAATATGATGATTGGTAATGAGCTGGTTTAACAAAATAAGACAAGATATAGCTAACATTGTTCCTGCAATTGATTATTTCGAACAGCAACTAGAAGAAGCAAGACTAGAATGCGGACTCAAGGGTAATGTTGAAAGACACAGTCGTGACATGCCTGGTGTCGTTGAATACCGTTTTAATCAATTGCAGGAAATTGAAGCTATACTGGAATATCTCAATATTGAGATGCGTAAAATTCGAAACAAACACTATAGAAAGTATCTAGAAGGATACAACAAAGCACTCTCGAGTAGAGATGCTGAAAAGTATGCTGATGGCGAAGATGAAGTTATTGACCAACAGCACATCATCAATGAAGTAGCACTGGTACGCAACAAGTACATGGGCTTGATAAAAGCCATTGATGCAAAACAATTTCAGATCAATAATATTGTAAAACTACGTGCAGCTGGATTGGAAGATGTTTCCCTATAAATATTATCATGAAAGTGATGGTTTATAGGTGGGGAAACAATTTTACACAACAGCAAATTGATCCGCTATTAAAAAAATATCAAAATCTAAAAACACAAAACTTTGAAAATGAAAATTTTTTCGATGTATTAGAACTTGCGGGCAATCATAAACAATGGACAGGGCTATACAATAGTAATCATTATGACATAATATTTTGTATACATTCTTCTTTTGTCTTAGACAATATTATCCTTCCAGACAATGTAGAAATTAATAATGTTTATTCAACAAGCAATAATATTCATGAGTTCAATTTAAATGAGCATTTTTTTTACACAGATAATATAACATTTAACACTATATCTTTGTTTAAAAAATTTAAACATATCACACTAAATTATACTGACATAAATTTTTATGGTTTTACAGTAAACAATGGTATTAAAAATAATATAGTTCGAGAAGCAAATGAGCAGTTTAGATATTCCAATGAATAACATAAAAAATATTGCTGTTTGTTTTAGTGGCGAGCCTAGAATGTATAATTTGTGTGCAGATAGTATCAGATATTTTTTCGATTTACCAGATGTAAATGTAAAATTTTTTGCACACACTTGGAATAGTAATAGTTATAAAGTAGGACAATCTCCAAATGTAGTTTTCGAACATGAGGAATATACAATTGATTTTATAAAAGACGATATGCATCGTTTTTATAATTTTGAATTTTTAGAAGTTGAAAAAAAGTTCGAAACAGATAAAGTATGGGACCATTTGTTTTACAGTGAAGCTAAAGCCAACTTACAAAAAAGAATTTATGAACAAAGAAATAATATGACGTTTGATATAGTTGTTAAATGTAGATTTGATTTAGCATTTCAACCTGGTTTAAAATTTACTAACGTATACAGCTCTCCACAAAGAATTCATCAAAAAACAATTTATGCAAATAATTGCTTAATGGTAGACGAATTTTATCTTACAAATATAGACGATGTTTTTTATTATGGTTCGAGCTACACAATGGATCTGTTGCAATCTAATATGTATTGGATTAATAAATCTATATACAATAATTTAGAAAAATATAATTTATTGAACAATCAGACTAGTCCATTCTTGGATCGCAACGGACCAGGCGTAAGAATGTTTTTATTGTGTGAGCAATTAAACATTGTACCACACAATATATCTAGAAATTTTTTGATTTACAGAAAAGAGCAAATCCCTCGAAATCCAATAGTTGAGTACAAAGAACTTTTTAAAGAAAGTAGAAGAATTTTTTAAAAAAGTTGTAGAAAAAGGTTGACATAACCAAGAAGTCTTGCTATATTATATATGTAAGTTGAGAAACACGGAGAGATGCAGTGTTTAGAATTCCTAATTTTTACAAGTTCGAAACTACCATGCAAGATGCTGTACAAGTTATGACCACTTACGGACGTGGAGACTTGTTAGAAGGTATGCAAGCAATGGATCGGGTTTGGGAAGAACATGCTAGTGGTTCTCCCCGCTTTGAGGATGACAGCGATTTTTACGAATACTATGAAGCAGAAGTCAATGCTTATAACAAAGTGTTCGAAACAATGAAGCCTTTATTTGCGTAAGGAGAACGTTATGGAAAAGTCACTTGTAGATTATATCATGGCGCAACGAGCTGAAGCTGAAGAGTTCAA